CGTTAGCAATCTAAATGCTGTTGCTGCCACTGCTGGAACTTGTCCATTTCCAATGGCTTTAAGTCTGTCCACCCTAGAGGCCACCCCATCAGCCACTCGACCCAAGTTGGGTTCAATTGTGCGGGAGGTAGATTCGGGTTCTCTTTGCCACCACTTTCCGTCCAAACTACAGAAGGAAGATCGGAATCCTCTTTCCATCCTTTGCTCGGTCTGCGAGCCTGAGAATCTGATTTGACTGGCGTTGGCCATTTCATTACAGCCTGAGTCAATCCGTTTTGCCTTCCTGGTCGATAATTCTTGTTTGCTTTGTATTCTGAACTCATTGGAGTAGGCCACGATCCAGATTCTGTCTCGCTGGTGCGGAGCACCAACGTCTGCCGCTCCCATAACATCCCACTGCGCGTCATACCCGAGCGCGGTAAGGTCTGCAATAACTCGGGCTCCTCCTCTAGTAGTGAGCATTGGGCTGTTCTCAACGTAGACGTATGCGGGTCGAACTTCGCTGACCACCCTAACCATTTCTCGCCACATTCCAGATCGATCTCCTTCGATTCCGGCTCCTTTTCCTGCTGCTGAGATGTCTTGACAGGGAAAGCCTCCAGATACGACATCAACAATGCCTCGCCACGGTCTGCCGTTAAAGGTTTGAATGTCATCCCAAATCGGGAAAGGCGGGAGAACGCCATCATTCTGTCTGGCGGCAAGTACGCAAGCTGCGTAGGGCTCCCACTCGACAGCGCATACTGTTCGCCATCCGAGCAAATGTCCCCCGAGTATGCCTCCACCAGCGCCTGCGAAAAGAGCCAACTCATTCACGCTGCCCTCAGCTTCTCTGAGATCCTTGCCTTCCAAGAGTTCCAATCCTCTCCTGGCCTAGCTGGACAATTTACCTTTGCCGCCATCTCGGCAGTACCCTTCTCTGTAGCCCACCACACCACAACCTTCTCTTGCGTAGGTGCGATCTCTAGCTCATCTTCCCATCTTCCTTGGTTCAGCCAGGTAGCAGGGTGCGGAATAAACTCCTGACCTGTTCCCTTCACCTGGTAATACTTGTTGTGCGTCACCAGAGCCTCTACAGCGGACTTTTGCTCACTAGGTGATAGTTTGTTCCATGCCTTCTGTGCAGCGCGTTTAGCGACCTTTCTTGGGTACTTACTCCAGAACTCTTCAAACATAAAACCTCCTGTGTTGGAGTTTTTACTGTAGACCTTTTTTTGTTTGTTGAATGTCGTTCTGTTGACAATCTTCTACTTTCTTTATTTCTGGACATAACTTCCCCAAGGGTGGTAGCACTCACCTCGCCCCGCAAGGGTCACTTCTGGATGTTCCTTGCCTAGCGTAGCCGAAGCCAGCGATTCTCTCCGACTATCTCTGTGTCTACCACCCATTCAGAAATAGTCTACGTCCAGTACCTCACTGACAGTCTGGATCGGAAGTGCTCTAGGGTGTCCAGATTCCGGTGTTCTACTCCAAGCAGCCCATGCAGGCTCACTACTAACGGGTGGAGTCCGGTTATCGAGCGGAAATAAAAAAGCCACTTACTGCTGCGCCTGGTTGCTGTCCCCTGTTTTTACAGGAGCAGACGCATGAGTAAGTGGCCTTAATATTGTTGACAGCAACGACAACAGAGCAACTATATCACATCTCGACGACCTTACAAGTCCATCCATCTTTTAGCTTCCCCCAACCATGAACCTCTATCTTCCAGCCTGCTCGCAAGATGGCCGGAAGATGCTCACACTCGCTTATCTTCTTCACCCTAGCGTTGATATTGGCCCTGCTCGTTGTCTGCACCAGCAGCGTCTCTTCGTCTCTGAGGCAAAGTATGTCTCCGATACTGAAAAGGTCTTGTCGAATACGAGCCCAAGGGTTCCAGTGCTCGACTATTTGGCATAAATAACCTCGATCTCTCAGTAAAGCTAGAGACCTCTGAGTAGGACTAACCGACGAACGGCGTGTTTTCTTGGTGTCAGTGGCAGAGATTGTCATTACGGCGACAGTCTTATGGGGTTAATAAGCCTAAGATTACTCCATCACAACAAGGAGCCAACATGGACGTACAGATCGCAACAACAGATTACGAAAAGTTATGTATCAGTGACTACGAGCAAGACATTTGGATTTCTATCTGGCATATGAAAGCGCACGCATCTATACATCTCAACAAAGAACAAGCAACGCAACTTAGAGACGAACTTAACAAATACCTGGAGGCTGTATGAGCGTTGACTACGATGCGTGGCTAGACAGAAAACTTTACGAATACGACCGCGAGAGGGAACAGAATGACTACCAACAACAGTTGGAACAACAGGAGTTTGAACTTGGAGAAATGGAAACCGACGAGGAGTGATTGGATCTTATGCACGCTATTGGGAATATTCTACGGAACGCTGCTCTTCCTGTTCATAAAGTAAAGGAGCTAAACATGAAATTCGCTGAACTCAACAAAATCAACGTCAACAGCAAGAAAGAAACCAAGATGGGTCTATCGTACCTGTCTTGGGCTTGGGCTGTAGAGCAACTTCTTTTGAATGATCCTAATGCCACCTGGGAGTACAAGCCTCACCAAATGTGGGGCGAAACAGTCATGGTGTTCTGCGAGGTCAAAGCATTTGGAGTTTCTCGCACTGCCCAACTTCCGGTTATGGACCACAGAAACAAGGCGATCTCTAATCCTGATGCTTTTGCAGTCAATACGGCTATGCAAAGGTGTTTAGCAAAGGCAATAGCTTTACACGGCATCGGTTTGTATATCTATGCTGGAGAAGATCTTCCTTCAGAGGAAAAGGTCGATGAGCTTGAGGCCTACAAGTCAAAACTCGAAGCAGCAGAGTCGCTAGACGCGTTAAAAGCAGAGTTCTCTCCGGCTTATAAAGCTATGAAAGACAAGCCAGAAATAAAAGAACTCGTCGCTGTTTACGAAGCCAAGAAGAAAGCACTCACGGAAGTCAAATGAACCTAGACCGATTTGAAGAAGGCTTGATCGACGACATCCAGACTGACCGCTGCAAGAAACTCTTGTGGTCGGTCATCAACCTGGCAGTAGAAGATGCTTGCAGGGCTCCGTATGCAAAAAAGCCAAGCACCGAGTCAATCACCGCGATGAGGTTCCTGGTCGGGAATGGCAAGGAAGCAGACGTTGACTCTTGGCTGATGTGGCTGGATGTAAACGGTCCGGTGTTCAGAAGGAGACTCTTGGAGGCTATGTACGACGATCACACAAACAAGTTCCAGGACATGGCAAAAAGAGCGTTCAGGTTCAACTACAACTGGTGGAGACAAAATGCGACTGATTTTAACGACTGAAAATGACCGTAGGAGGGCTATAGAGGCTCTACAAGACGCTGAATTGGGTTACATGGTAACTATTACCAAACCTCCTCGCACAGCGGCTCAGAATCGGTTTTATTGGGCCATCCTAACTGCGTGTTCTGAGCAGCTTATGAACCAAGAATACACACAGGACATCTGGCACGAGTGGGCGAAAACTCGATTCTTGCCAACAAGGATCGTGGACCTACCTGGAGGCCAAGTGAAGGAGATAGAACCGAGCACCGCTTCTCTCACGGTCTCTGAGTTCTCTGATCTTGTAGAGCAGCTCCTACAGTACGCGTTGGAGAAAGGCTTGATTTGGACTGATGAGATGAAAGACGCTGAACTAGACTTAAGGAAGATCAATGTACGTCAACAAAAAGTTGCTTGAGGCTTGCAGGCACATCCCTTGCGGATCGTGTTTTGCAGAGGATGGGACTGTAGTAGCCGCACACAGGAATCAAGGAAAAGGCATGGGAATAAAAACATCTGATGCTTTAGTAGCATCCCTGTGCTTTCGTTGTCACACATACTTAGACCAGGGGAAGGATATGTCTCGTGAAGAACGTCGAGACTTCTGGAACCAGGCTTACATAAACACGATGCAGGCAATGATCGAACGAGGATTTCTAAAGGTGCAAAATGGAACAAAGAACTGAAGATTGGTACAAAGCAAGACTAGGCCATGTAACGGCTTCTAGGGCTTCAGACGCGATTGCAAAGCAAGGTACGGCTACGCGTAGGAACTACGCAATCCAGCTCGTCACAGAGCGTTTAACGGGCTTACAGACCGATTCTTTTACGAACGCGGCTATGCAGTGGGGTACAGAGCAAGAACCTATCGCTAGAGTCGCTTATGAGCAGCATACAGGCTCGATTGTGGAGCAGACAGGTTTTCATAAGCATAAGAGCATAGAATGGCTTGGAGCCTCTCCTGATGGGTTTGTAGGCTCAGGTCTGATCGAGATCAAGTGTCCTAACTCAAACACTCACGTTGATTATTTACTCGCAAAGGAGGTTCCAACTAAGTACAAGTCTCAAATGCTCACTCAAATGCTCGTGACAGGTAAGACATGGTGCGACTTTGTAAGTTTCGACCCAAGGCTCCCCGATCACTTGCAGTTATTCATTGTTAGATACGAGCCAAAGCCAGAGGAGTTCAAGATTATCGAGCTTCAACTCACGAACTTTCTAGCCGAGGTGAACGAAATGGAGAAATCGCTATGCCAAAAGAACTAACCGGAAGTATTAGCAAGAACAAGAAAAAAGAAAAAGACGCTCACCCTGATTACAGAGGGTCAGCAACTATTGGAGGGATTGACTATTGGGTATCAGGTTGGGTTAACGAGGGATCTGATGGTAAGTATCTGGGCCTGAAGTTCCAGCAAAAAGATGGAGAAGCGAAGCCCGTAAAAAATGACGACGATTCCGTACCGTTCTGAGGAGACAAACATGCACCTGAGCAAACACCAAAGCCTGTTGAGGCAGGCTTATATTGTTAGACCCAAGCTCATAACCGACGATTCTCCTGCGCTTGAAAAAGCGATCAAGACCATCGAGAGTGAGAATCCCAGTGCTTTTTGGAAAGAGAAGGATTTTGAAAAGCGGAGGTTCTATCATGCGCCACGCCCAGGCACTCCTTATGCGTCTGCTGTCCATGCGTGGCCGAAAGATCTCTTATGAACTGGAGAGAGCTAATCAAAAATCAAACCAGGAACGAGAAGTTCAGGCCCGTCGAAGAAATATGGAGGGAATACGGGTGGAAGCCACCAAGTACCGAGTGCGAGGAAACGATGGCTAAACACAAAGCGTTTAGGGAATGGTCGATCCGTGGCATCGTGGATCAACCTTATCAAGCAAGTTAAATCTTCGGACGTTGAGGAGATCGCGGCAGCGTATGAGAAAGCGCTGCCGTTTGTCGTTCAGGATTGGGCGAAGATGATCCTAAAACTTCCTAGGACTAAAAGACTCCCAATTATCGAGAAGATAGATAAGGTTCACGGAGACA